GTCGAAAGGGCCTTGTCGAATTCCTCACAAGTTTGTTGCCGAGGTCTTTGCCGAGATAATTGCCGTTTATTCATCATACCAAAACACATATAAACACTATTGTTGAAAATACCCCAACAGCGAGAACCCCAGCATGACGAATGGAATATCGAGAGTCTATGACCAGCCGAACAAAAATGTTCTAACTCCACCAGACAAATACTACGATACTTTTTCTAAATATGTATTAGCAAACAACACGATGAACGCAAATACTCTCGAAGAAGAAGCCCCTGCATTTACATACGAATCTCATTGTGCTAAACCTGTGTTGTTTAAAGAATACAAACTATGCCAGCTAAAGCGTGTCGCGAAACATTATCATCTACACGTTTCCGGAAACAAAGGCGTCCTAATCGAGAGAATACAACGTTTATTCTCAGAAATAACAGCTTCTGTAAAAATACAGAGAGTATTTCGAGGAGGAATAGTGCGCCGGTCTTTCCGTCTGCGTGGGGTGGCATTCCCCGACCGTACACTGTGTGTCAACGAATGTGATTTTTATACTCTCGAACCTCTTTCCGAAATACCGTTCGAACAATTCTTCAGCTACAAAGACGAGAAAGGGTTTATCTACGGCTTTGACCTTTTCTCCTTATTATCGCTGATGAAGAAGACGTCCCGGATAACGAATCCGTATAATCGAGAGTCAATCCCATACGACACATTTACAAACCTCATCGGATTATACCGATTAGTACAAATCGTATTCCCCGAAGCGTGCGTCGACCAATGTATCGTCGACGTTCCAGCCACCATTCGACGACCGCCCCCGCCACCTACCGAGACATCAAACGCTATAGAAAACCAATTAGTCGACGTTATCGCCGTATACGAGCCACAATTGACTGTATTCAATACAAACATTCCTCCAGAAGAGTCGGTGAGAAGTACTCTCGAGACAATACGAACACAGACGATCGACACACGGATTCGCGAATTGTTTATGGAAATAAACCTTTTAGGAAACTATGCCGAGAGTCGATGGTTCACGGATTTAGACCGAATCCGCATGGCCCGATTTTATCAGAATTATTATGACTGGTGGCACACTCGATCCAGACTCCCGATGGATATTAAAAACAGCATTTATATTTTAGGCGAACCATTCGAAGACATTCGATTGGTGTTTATGTATCCGACCACGACAACAGAGGAATTTAGGGAAGCCTGTGTGCGCTCCATGGAAAATATGATATACGGGAGTGTGGATATAGAATGCCGCAAACTCGGGGCATTACAACTTTTGGGCATACTGACTCTCGTCTCTTTGCCAGCACGAAATGCCATGCCTTGGTTATACGAATCTATCTTTAGCACAATTATGTAAAATGCCATTTTATGGATCCTTTACGCATTTTCGCGACCCCAATATCAGTCTCATGAACAATAAATATTTTAATGCGTTAAACTATTTAAAAAAGAGACTATACATAGTGTATAACAACTACTACAATGGTTCGTGCTTCCAAACCTTCTGTTTCCGCTCCTGTCGCTGCTGCTCCTGCTGTTTCCAACGTCGTCGTCGAGGCTGCCGCCCCTGCCAAGAAAGCTTCTACCAAGAAGACCAAGGCCGTCGAGACTGCTGCTCCTGCCCCTGTTGCCCCCGTCGTCGCCGCCCCAGTCGTCGTCGAAACTCCTGTTGTCGCCGCTACCGAGACTGTCGTTGAGCCCGCCTCATCTGCTGCCAAGTTGGCCGAGATTGATGCCAACATCCAACAGCTTTCCAGCATCCTTGCCACCGTGAAGTCTGACTTCAAGGTGTTGTCCAAGACCATCGCCCGCGAACAAAAGCTCGCCTCCAAGTCCTCCAAGGGCAACCGCAAGGTGTCTGCTTCCCGCAAGCCATCCGGCTTCATCAAGCCCACCCTCATCAGTGATGAGCTCGCCCGTTTCCTTGGCAAGAGCCTCGGATCCGAAATGGCCAGAACCGATGTCAGCAAGGAAATCAACCAATACATCCGCACCAACAACCTCCAAGACAAGGAGAACGGTCGCAAGATCCACCCCGATGCCAAGCTTTCCAGTTTGTTGAACATCCAACCCAACGATGAGCCCTTGACTTATTTCAACCTCCAGAGATTCATGAAGCACCACTTCGTGAAGACTGCTGCCACCGCATAAGGTCCAGACGAGTGTCTATCTGTGTATGTGTCTCGTGTATTTGTATTATAAAACCCAATAAACCAAAACAAACCCAACTCGATAAACCCCATAAAAACGATGATGTATGTTTTTCCAAACAAGCCTTACAAAACCCCATAAAAAAAATAATGTACCCCCTTCAAAAACAAAAATAAAATGTATTGTGCGTTCAATATATTTTATGGTTCTATGGCTCTATAATTGAAATACTTTTATAGGGTATATAACGCATAGGAAATAGTATAAACGGACGCGTGTAAACAAACGAACCTGTAAAATGCGCGGCGGAGAACTATGTCAATGTAGTATAGGCGAAGGCCAAACAAACTATACCAAAGGAGCTCAGCTTGGGGTTGGCGAAGAGGCGATTGTATATTTAGTATCTGGAGACTCAGCCAAAGTAATCAAAGAATTTCACGAAATCCTGCATTTCAAACGTGGCATATCCAATTTGGTAGACTATATCCGAATATTTAAAGTAAGTGAAGAATTAGGAAAGGTGGGAATCGGTCCAAAAGTACATTTTTTTACCATTTGTAAAAAAGTGTTCACTATTGACTTTGCGAAAATGTCTTCTATTGAACTCCAACGATTCTCGGCAAAATTTCCATTTGGGTCGAAAGACCTAAACGACCTACGTATATTGAAAAGCCAGCTTCTTAGAGCAAATACTACTATTCTTCCCCCTCCTCAACCAACGTCTGATATAACTTCGCCACCACCACCAAACACAACATTTACATATACGGCTTTCGTCCCATACCTTGTAATGGATAAAATAGACGGTCACGACATAACCTTGGAAGAAATCGCAAATACGGATATCATGGCGAAAGTGTTCGATAAATATCAGACAATGGTTAAAAAGGGATACAACTATGTTGATTTACACAGAGGGAACATAATGGTTACCAACGGTCCAGAACCAGAGGTGTATTTTATCGATTTTAGTTCAGCCAGAAAAATAGAGGACGGAATATCAGACGTATATACTAACTCAGAAGAACTCAAAGAGGCAATATTGAATCCTCTATATTAATGTCTGGTCGTGTGGATTGATGCCCGGACCAGCATATAACACCAAAAAACAATATAAAATCGGTGTTCGTATACTATTATTCTCTTACGATGAGTGCTTTTCCCGATCTTTCTCTTGAACAAAAAGTCAAACTATATGTTTCTACCCGAAACCCCAAGCTCGTCATTCTGACCCCATGCTACGGGAGTATGTGTTTCGTCGGGTACGTATCCTGTTTGATGGCTACCACCAAGTTATTCGACAGTCTCGGATTCCCCATCAAGGTCGATTTTTGCCGAAACGACAGTCTGGTATCGAGAGCCCGCAACAACTTGATCGCCAAAGCGATGAGCGACACCGACGCAACCCATTTTCTATTTATTGACAACGACATTACCTGGGACCCGGTGGATGTTCTCAAACTGGTCTTGGCCGATAAACACATCGTTGGCGGAATATACCCCATCAAGCACTACGCCTGGGAAAAACTGACCGCCGGCGACAATGTTCCTGCGAAATGGATTGCGCACAAGAACCAAACCCAGCTCGCCAAGATACCGAATGAGGACCTAATCCAGCACAAACTCTTGCGCTATAATATCAATAGCGAGAGTAATGTGTTGGAAGTCAACAATAACCTCACACAAGTCAAACATTTGGCGACGGGATTCATGATGATCCAGCGCACCGTCATCGACAAAATGTCGCAGGCATTCCCCTCCACGAAATACGTCGATGATGTGGGGTTTTTAGTCGGCGACGAAAACCGATTTGCGTATGCGCTGTTTGACTGCGGAGTGGAGGAAGGCCACTACTTTTCCGAAGACTGGTTGTTCTGTAGCCGCTGGTCGAAGATGGGCGGCAAAATCTGGGCGGACGTAACCATCAATCTGACCCATACTGGTATTCAAGATTTCCGTGGGTCGTTTATTTCGTCTATCATGTAGTAGGGAACCTACGGTTCCCCTACGACCCCTCCCTTTTGAGATTACCGGGCTTTGCCCGGTAATCAATAGGCTGGACTGGTACGCAAATCATTGCCCCTTCCAAATGTATTGTCCAAGTATTGTTTATAATTGTTTCGGATTGCTTTCATACTTCCGCCAAAAAAGACATAAACGTTGATTTGTATATTATATACAAACGAACAACCAACATACGCCCAATAAAACAACATGGGAATAAAACATTTAAACCGCTATTTAACGAACCAATGCTCTGAAAAATCCATCTCCAAATGTTCATTCGCGGAAATGCGGAACAAGATTGTGGTGGTCGATACCAGTATTTATTTATATAAATTCGTCGAGTCCAACTCTCTCGTGGAGGGAATATACAGTATGATTTCCGTGTTTCGCAAGTATGGAATCATTCCGCTATTCGTGTTTGACGGAAAACCCCCGCCCGAGAAAACGGAACTGCTCGAGAAACGTCGCAAGGAAAAACAACAGGCTGAGGAGAAATACAACATCCTCAAAACCCGCATGACCGAAACGGCCGAGCAAGAACCGGAACTCTTGACCGAACTGGAATCGTTGAAAAAACGGTTTGTGCGTATTCGATACGCGGATATACAAATGGCCAAGAATATCATGACGGCATATGGAATTTCGTATATCGAATCGTGTGGCGAGGCCGACCAGTTGTGCGCCTATTTAGTCCGGAAAAACTACGCATGGGCGTGTGTCAGCGACGATATGGATATGTTTTTGTATGGATGTAATCGCGTTATTCGGCATTTGAGCATCCTGAACCACACGGGCATCCTGTACAACACGGAATCGATCCTGGAAGAACTCGGAATGGACTTTGCTGAATTTCGCGATATCATGGTATTATCCGGAACTGATTACAATATTCGAGAGTCGACGTCGTTATACGAAACCCTCAAACTCTTCTCCAAATACAAAACGTCGAATTCGGGCGATTCGTTTTATGGTTGGCTCTTGCAAAACACCAAATATGTGCGCAATTTAGAACAACTCGAGAAAGTCCGAGAAATGTTCGATTTATCCGGGTTTCCGGCCGGACATCAAGACGAAATCCGGTCGATTATTTCGAAGATGCCGTTTCAGAACAAACCCGCACAAAAAGATGAATTGCGAGCCATTCTCTCGGCTGATGGGTTCCTGTTTGTATAATCAGGAACATGTAAAAAGACAATGTGGCGGATAAATAAAAAACATGGGTTTGTTTATTATTTATCAAAATGTTTGTAGGTTTTGTTTTTTCAAATATTTATTTATAGTTATCAAATAGTCATACAGCAGTGATACAATAGAGTCATATACAAATAGTTTATACTCTTCCGCCGGTATAAGAGAATACAATTGGAGAGTCTTCGAAATCAACGGTATTCTCCATTCCGGGATAGTACTCTCGGGGATATGGGCACATATCGCTACTCTTGAACCAGAGAGTACGGTCTGGATTTACATAATATAATTCGCCATTGTGTTCCAGGTCGGTCCATGCGTTTTCTTCGTCTTCTTCGTCTGTGTCTTCGTCTGTGTCCTCGTCCTCTTCGTCCGCGTTGTTTATATTAGATGGGAACTCGACGGCTTCACCGATATAAATGGAAGAGTTTTCATAATCAAAGATGTTTTCCATTCCACGGTAGTATTCTCTGGGGTGGGGGCACGAACTACCACTCTTGAACCAGAGAGTGCGGTCTGGATTTATATAGTATAATTCGCCCTTGTGTACCATTTCGAACCAAGCTCCGGCGGTTTGGTCGATCTCAATATCGTCCAAATCATAGCCATCGACAAGTGCGTCGATATGTCGTCTCCATCTGCGCAAGCCTTCGGCAACGGTAGCCTCGTCTTTGTGTATCCAGGAGGGGTCTTCATCATCTACAACAGTATCATCAATTCTACGTGTATCATTCGTCATATTTACCTCAGCAACAACAACGGGTGATAAACCCTCCGCAACAAATTCAGTCATTTCAGTAGCAAATTCAGTCATCGTATAGAGAGTCGAAAGGAGTTTGTAATATAAGGCAATAGCGATACATACACCAAAAGGAATGAAAAGCCATTCAATTTTGTTGGGCCCAAAATGGAATGAATGGGGTAGTAGTAGTAGTAGTAGTAGTAGTAGTATATTTTTTATTTACGTTATAAAGTATTTAGATACTGGAACACCCTTTCTATATATACAATGTCGTCTATTCCGGTTCAATGGTCCAGTTTGTTTATTCC